AGACTAGAACACGAAATGCCTGTTGACTTTTTTGTAGGATAATATAATGGCTCGTAACCTTTACTTCTCGGAAAAAGTAAGATCTGAAATGGATCTCTATGCAGACTTAGTCATAGAGGCACTAAAGATCTATGGACAAGATGTATACTATTTACCGAGAGACTTGGTAAACGAAGATGTATTGTTAGGAGATGATGTTTCATCTCGGTTCCCAACATCTCATAAGATAGAGATGTACATAGAGAATGCAGAGGGGTTTGATGGAGAAGGAGATCTGTTTACTAGGTTTGGTGTAGAGATCAGAGACGAAGCAACCTTTGTAGTTTCACGTACAAGGTTTTCTGCACAAGTTCGTAGACCAGACAATGACATTGATACCGACAGACCTACAGAAGGAGACCTGATCTATCTGCCTTTAGCAAACAAGATGTTTGAAATACAACACGTAGAGCATGAACAACCATTCTATCAGATAGAAAACTTACCTGTCTACAAAATGCGTTGCACACTCTTCGAATACAGTGGAGAGGATTTTGATACAGGTATTGAAGATATTCAAGATATCGAGAAGACAGGATCTTATCAGTATGTCTTGTCTGTCATACCTACAGGATCTGGTGCGGCGACTGCAACATTAGACTTTCCAATCTTAGATAGTGGTGTTCCTGTTGTCGGTACTGTTGACAGTTTAACTTTGACAGACAGTGGTAATTACTATACATCAACACCAACCATAAGGTTTATCGGTGGTGGAGATTCATCGTTCTCACTAGGAGATAGTGCTACCGCGACTGCAACAATAAGTGGTGGAAGAATAACTGGAATAACCTTGACAGACAGTGGTTCTAATTATGCTACCGTACCAAGTATCAACTTCTCTGGTGGTAATACTGGGGTTGATTCTGCATACAGTGTCGGTGATACAATTCAACAAACTCTCTCAGGTAACATCAATATTACTGGTGAGATACAAAGAATCGTTAATGACTCTGCAGGTGATTCATCACAACACTTATTCTTGGCGCATGTTGGTGCTGATGATGGAAAATATCACACATTCGTTACTGGTAGTGAGATAATAAATATAACTCAAAGTGGTGTAGTAGGACGTGGATTAACAGTCACTGGTGTCAGAGAAGATAATAAAATATCTGAAACTGAACAGAATGATATTTTTAGAGACTTTAGTGATGACTTCTTAGATTTCTCAGAAGATAATCCATTTGGCGATGCGGAGAATAATTAATGTTTGGTACACATTTCTATCACGAGAAGATAAGAAAATCAGTTTCTCTTTTTGGAAGACTGTTTAATAATCTTTATGTGGTTCGCAAAGATGCTTCTGGTGGAGTTTTAAATCAATTAAAAGTTCCTCTTGCGTATGCACCCAGAAAAAAATTCTTGGAGAGAATCAGACAACAAACAGATCTTTACACTGATGAAAAGACTGCAATAAAACTTCCTCGAATGTCTTTTGAGATAACCAGTTTTGTTTACGATAATACTAGGCAATTAACTAAGACTAGTACTTTCAAGGGTCGTGGTCAGAAACTTACGGACTCAAACGCATTTCCTAAGGCCCAGAAGTTTTTTTCTCCAGTTCCCTATACAATTTCATTTGATTTAAATATTTACGCAAAGAGTCAGGATGATGCTTTGCAAATAGTGGAACAAATATTACCTACATTTAATCCACAATACACTGTTACGATAAAAACTTTTCCTGATGAGTTCCCAGAGTTTAAAGAGGACATTCCAATAATAATACTGGGTGTTGCTTTCGCAGATGATTTTGAAGCGGACATGGCTCAGAGAAGAACAATCGTATATACTTTATCTTTCGAAATGAAAGTATCTTTCTTTGGTGCAATCGCTAACTCTACGGTTATTAGAAAATCTGTTGCAGATATTTTCTTCCGCGATACAGGCGCAGAAAATGACTCTGATATACGTGTAGAAAGATTGACAGTGACACCAAACCCAACTACCGTAATCGGAATGCCCGATAGTGACTTTGGATTCGATACTACTATCGATCTAGCCTTTGATGATAGTGCATAAGGAGAAATAAATGCCCATCACATTAAGAAACACGAAAGGCAGTGAACTTACCTTCGCAGAACTAGACGGCAATTTCACTCACCTTGAATCTGAAATAAACAGTGGAACTGATTCTTCCACCATAAAAACTTTTATTGATACCACGTATGTTACTGGTATTGTCGATCAAACTTACATAGAAGGAATAGTAGATTCCGCATTTGTAAATGCTAGAGTCAACTCTTTAAACTCTCTGGACTCTGCAGAAGCAATACAATTGATTGATAGTGCATATGTTCAGGCACGTCAAGTAGATGTCAGAGACTCTGCTTTCATAACAGATATTATAGACTCTGCGTACATAATAGCAAGACAAGAAGACAACCAAAGAGACTCCGCATTTGTAACTAGTATAGTAGACTCTGATTATGTACAAACATTTGCAGACACAATGAAGTTGCGTCCATACACAGTTGCAACTGTTCCATCTGGTGTTGAAGGTCAGTTAATTTATGTTACTGATGGTAATGCAGGAGATGCGACACTAGCATTATTTACTGGAGGAACTTTCAAAGTTGTATCTACAATTGGATCTACAATACTAGACTCTGGAGGCGGTTTTTAATCCGATGAGAAATGAGTGATGATGAAAAAATAAATAATGACTACGATTATTCTCGTGACACTTTATATGAGTTAATCGAGAAGGGAAAAGACGCACTAGAAAATATGATAGAGGTTGCTCGTGAATCTGAGCATCCTCGTGCATATGAAGTATTATCTGGTTTAATTAAAAATGTTGCAGATGTCAACGATAAACTACAAGATTTAAATAAGAAACAAAAACAATTGAACGATGAAGAGAAACCACAGGTAGAAAATCAACAGAATAACTACTACTTAGGTTCTACCTCGGATATTCAAAAGATGCTAAGAGAAGATAATGTGATTGATGTTGAAGCAGAAAGAGTCATATCTAGGGAACCCTAACGTTAAGAGAGACGGTGTCCTTCAACAGTGGACTCCAGACTTATTACAAGAATATAAGAAGTGTATGCATGATCCCATATACTTTGTAGAAACTTATATAAAGGTTATCTCTCTAGACGATGGGATGGTTCCCTTTATATTATATCCATACCAAAGGAGGATGTTTGAAGAATTCCAAAAAAACAGATTCAACATTGTCCTCGCATGTAGACAGTCTGGTAAAAGCATTAGTGCATGTGCCTACCTCCTTTGGTACGTTCTTTTCAACCCAGAAAAAACAGTTGCAATCCTCGCAAACAAAGGTGCGACTGCACGTGAAATGCTTAACCGCATTACACTCATGTTGGAGAACATTCCGTTCTTTCTTCAGCCTGGATCGAAAGCACTTAATAAAGGTAGTCTCGAATTTTCTAACAATTCACGTATTCTTGCCGCTGCTACTTCTGGGAGTTCCATTCGTGGTATGTCTGTCAACCTTCTATATCTTGATGAGTTTGCTTTCGTAGAACGTGCTGCAGAATTCTATACTTCCACATATCCAGTTATCTCTGCAGGTAAAGACACCAAAGTTATTGTGACATCTACTGCAAATGGTATTGGTAATCAGTTTCACAAAATCTGGGAAGGGTCTGTTCAAGAGATAAACGAATTTAAAAATTTTAGAGTAGACTGGTGGGATGTGCCTGGCAGGGACGAAAAGTGGAAAGAACAAACTATATCCAATACAAGTCAATTACAGTTTGATCAGGAGTTTGGTAACACATTCTTTGGAACTGGAGATACACTTGTAAACGCAGACACATTACTTAATCTACGTGCAAAACCACCCAAAAGATATATGGAGGGTGGGTTACTAAAAATATATGAAGAACCTATAAAAGGTCATGATTATATCATGACTGTAGATGTTTCGAAGGGAAGAGGGCAGGACTACTCTACATTTACTCTGATCGATATTAGCGTTCGCCCGTTTGCACAGGTTGCTGTATATCGCAACAACACTATCTCGCCATTGCTCTTCCCGAATATTATTTATAAATATGCGAAACCCTACAATGATGCATATGTTGTTGTGGAGTCAAATGACCAAGGAAC